GCCCTGCATAAGGGACCAACCACACAACAGATAGCGGGGCACGTAGGCCGAACCTCTGCCCCACAGGTGGCGATACAGACAGCTAAAGGTCTAGAGGCGGCAGACAGAAAACGTGAACCCCAACAGGGACTATTAGGGCCATATTAATGCGAACAGAAATGCAAGAAACCTTCATCGAACAGTATTGCCTAACCGGTAGTGCAGCCAAAGCTGCGGCCACCGCTGGTTACTCCTCGCCTAAACAGCGGGGCTACGAGCTTAAAAACAAGTTCGCAGGAGAGATCGAGCAGCGTCAGAAGCGCATGTTGCAGGATTGCGTACCCGGAGCTATAGCACAGTTGCAGAGCCTAGCGCAGAGCGCTGAGAGCGAATCAGTGCGTCTGGGAGCTGTTAAAGATGTGCTGGACAGGGCTGGGCTGAAACCAACAGAAAAAATACAGCAGGAGATATCCCACGTAGAGCAAGCCTCCACCGATGAGCTACAGAGGGAGCTAGAAGCTCTAATGGGTACATCCACCCCTACCGTGGTACCTGACATGGTGAACTGATGCCTATAAAAAGATGCACACTACCCACGGGAAAGAAAGGATACAAATGGGGGACAAAAGGAAAATGCTATGCAAGTAGAGCCGGTGCCGAGCGTCAAGCGGCGGCCATTGGCCACGCGAAGCGAACTAGAGCAAGCGGTAGAGGTCGCTAGAGAACTACGTCAACGCGAGCGATATAACAAGCTCGATTTCTACGATCCTTACCCGTACCAGAAAAGGTTTCACGAAACAGGTGTAGACGCCAACCAGCGGTTGCTGATGGCGGCAAACAGAATTGGAAAATCCTACTGCGGCGCAGCGGAGATGTCCTACCATGTTACTGGGTTGTACCCAGATTGGTGGAATGGGCGTAGATACAGGCAGCCTATAGTTGCGTGGGCAGGAGGGGTTTCTAACGAAACCACCCGTGATATTGTACAACATGAGTTATTGGGTTCCCCCGACGACCCGGACGCCTTTGGTTCTGGTGCTATACCAAAAAATCTAATAATAAAAACCGAACGCAAGCCCGGTGTTCCTAACGCCAAATCGGTCGCCCTAATCAGGCACGTTAGCGGCGGGAACTCTTCTTTATTCTTTAAAGCCTACGAGATGGGTGTGGAAAAGTGGCAGGGCCGCAGTGTTGATTGCGTGTGGCTGGACGAGGAGCCAAGCAGGGACATATACTCTCAGGCTGTTACTCGAACCCTCGATCGCCGTGGCATGGTTTACATGACGTTTACCCCAGAGCGGGGGATGACTGAAACCGTAGCCTCGTTTATTAACAGCATAAAGCCCGGTCAGGCTCTGGTGAACGCCACCTGGGACGATGCTTCACAATCCGTAATGTCTATGCGTGGCCAGCGCGGTCATCTGCATGAATCCATTATGGAGCAGATACTGAGCAGCTACAGCCCGCACGAGCGCGAGATGCGTCGCTACGGGCGCCCATCGATCGGCAGTGGTCTGGTTTTTCCGGTGATGGAGGAAAAGCTGATAACAGATCCCGTTGCGCTTGAGGACCATTGGCCCCGTATCTGCGGGATTGACTTTGGATTTGACCACCCCACAGCCTGCGTATGGATGGCTTGGGACAAAGATGAGGACGTGGTGTACGTGTATGACTGCTACAGGCAGTCCAAAGCGTCACCAGCTGTACATGCTGCGGCAATTAAAACACGCCCCCAATACATCCCTATTTCGTGGCCACATGATGGCAACCGCAGGGACAGCATGGGCAACCCCGGGCTGGCTGAGCAGTATCGTAGCCTAGGGTGTAATTTTCTACCGTTTCATTTTGAGAACCCTCCCGCGCTTGGTCAGAAGAAAGGTGGCAACTCTGTTGAGGAGGGTATTATGGCGTTGCTGCAAAGAATGGAGTCCGACCGGTTCAAGGTGTTTGCAACACTGGGGGATTGGTGGGAGGAATTTAGGATGTACCACCGCAAAGAGGGGAAGATCGTTCCCATTCGCGACGACCTAATGGCGGCTACACGATACGCCGCACTAACGCTCAGGTTTGCTGTGCCTGGACACGATCCAGAATGGACACAAGACCTTGAATACAAAAATTATGGAATTGTTTAATGGCTGAAAAAATTACAGAAGAAGAACTGGTAGGAAGGATACGGGATGAAATTACCGACTCTCTGGGCTATATGGGTGATACCATATCTTCTCAGCGCGAAAAGGCCATGGAATATTACTATGGGCTACCGTTTGGCAACGAGGTAGAGGGCCGCAGTCAGTATGTTGATACTACCGTGCAGGACACGATTGAGTGGATAAAACCCGCCCTTATGCGCGTGTTTGCCTCTGGTGATCAGATGGTTAAATTTTCCCCACATGGCCCGGAAGACGTGGCTATGTCTGAACAGGCCACGGATTATGTTAACTACGTTTTTACAAAAGACAATCCGGGCTGGGAGATCCTCTATTCCTGGTTTACCGACGCGCTTCTGTCAAAAAATGGTATCGTAAAAGTATGGTGGGATGAGTACAGCAACGAGGAGCGAGAGGAGTACCACGGTCTTACGGCTATGGAATTCGAGGCTCTGCTGTCTGACCCGTCTGTGGAGGTTATAGAGCATACTGAGTACACCGATACAGAGTATGAGGCTGAGGAGGCTGAGGAGATCCCGCCGCTGCCTGCTGCTGCTGCTGCGCCCGCCGCGCCCATGGCTGCTGTTGGTGAGGTTCTTAACGATGTTGTCATAAAACGAAAAGAGCACACCGGAAAAATAAAAATAGAAAACGTGCCGCCGTCTGAATTTCTTATTTCGAGAGAAGCCAAGAGTATACAGGAGGCTAGGTTTGTCTGCCACAGAGTCCGAAAAACCCTGTCCGAGCTCAGAGAAATGTACCCGGACGAGAAATTTGATGTACAAGATTTAGGTGGTGGAGAAGACGACGCCTTTAGCAACGAGCGTGAAGCAAGGTTTGATTTTGATATCAGCTCTGGATTTTCTTTCGGAGAAACAGAAAGAGAAGAAGCCCTTAGAACTTATTGGCTGAACGAATCTTTCCTTCTGACAGACTACGATGGAGACGGAATTACTGAGCTTAGAAAAGTTTGTACTGTAGGTGATTATGTTCTTGCTAACGATGAGATAGATTCTATACCGTTTGTTTCCATAACACCCATAAAGATTCCACACAAGTTCTTTGGCTTGTCCATAGCCGATCTAGTGATGGATCTTCAGTTGATGCGTAGCACGCTGATGCGTAACCTCATGGACAACATGTACAACCAGAACTTTGGTCGGTACGCGGTGCTGGAGGGACAGGCTAACTTAGACGATTTGCTCACACAACGCCCGGGTGGCGTAGTGCGCGTAAAAACACCCAACGCAATTACCCCCCTGGCCACCCCCGCGCTGGAGCCTTACACGTTTCAGATGCTTGAGTATCTGGATGGGGTGCGCGAATCTAGAGCTGGTGTGTCGCGTATGTCTCAGGGAATGAACGAGAACGCCCTGACCAGCCATACCACAGCAACAGCGGTTAACGCTGTTATGGGGGCTGCACAGAGCCGGGTAGAACTGATAGCCAGAAACTTTGCAGAGACTGGCGTCAAAGATTTAATGACTACTATATATGAGTTATTGCACAAAAACCAAGACAAGAAAAGAGTTGTTATGTTGCGTAATGAGTGGGTTCCGGTACGTCCTGATGTATGGCGGGATAAGTATGATTGCACTGTGTCTGTGGCTTTAGGTAGCGGCAGCAAAGATCAGCAGATGATGCACCTTAGCCAAATGCTCCAGTTCGCTGGGGAGGCTCTGAAAGGCGGTCTGCCTATTGTTAATGAGCAGAACATGTACAACCTCGGCGCCGCTCTTGTAAAGGCTATGGGGTTTCAGAATGTTGATGATTTTCTTACAGACCCATCAAAAACGCCACCTAAACCAGAAGAGCAAGACCAAGCTGCTATGGCTAAGCAACAGATGGAGCAGATGGAGTTGGAGATAAAGCGCAAAGAGCTTGAGATAAAAGCGGCAGACGTAGAGGTTAAAAGGCAGAAGATACAGCAGGATTATCAGAAAAACGCGGTTGACGCTCAGTTGAAAGTAGCAGAGCTAAAACTTGAGCGCGATCAGAAACGTGCGGTAGCTATAGGAGCGACATAATGCCAAAATATTCACAATACCCCGGAGAGTCTAGGGAGAGGTTTAAGGCCAGGATGGCGCGTCAGGCGGCCGGAAAGGGTAAGTATAAAGACACTAATGGGGATGCCGCCACATTAAAAGAGGTTGCGTCTGTCCTTTCTGGAAGTAAGACAAAATCTAGACGCACAAAAACAAAAAAGCCGGGTAGAAGGAGATTGTATACATAAAATATGGATAACGAATTAAGGGAACACAGGGCAAAAGCCCTGCTTGATAACCCGTTGTTTCAAGAAGCATTTGATGTACTAAGAGAAGATTTAATGGGCCGCTGGGAACACAGTGGTTCAACAGATTTGGAAGCTAGGGAATCAATCTGGCTTGCAATGCGACTGCTTGACAAGATTCATGGCCATGTAACGTCCATTATAGAAACAGGACACATGAACAAGATTCTCGACAAGCAACACCCATTCATCTGAAAGAGGATTTAATTATGGCGGACAAGCGACAAGAAGCCCCGCAAGCAGTAGAAAGTACGCAACCCGGTAGTTTATGGGAGGCACAAGAAGCATTACTCAAGATGACGGAACCGGAAACGGAAACCCCGGAAACTGATGAAGCACAACCTACAGAAGAAGAGTCTACAGAGAAAGCTCAAGACAAATCATTTGAAGAGGAGCCGGACGAGTCTGAAGAAGGCGAAGAAGGCGGTGATGATGATGAGTTTGAGGAAACCGACGATTACGAGACGACTGAAGAGCCCGAAGAAACGATCCTATATACTGTAAAGGTAAACGGAGAGGACACAGAGGTTACTGAAGAGGAGCTAATCAGAGGTTACTCCAGACATTCAGACTACACCAGGAAGACGCAAGAGTTAGCAGAGGAGAGACGGAATATTGAAGCCGCTGAGGTTCAATATCAATCCGAATTCGCCGCAATGCAACAGGAGCGTCAACAGTATGTTGAGGCAGTAAGCCAAACAATTCAAAACTCGATGGCTGGTTTGCAACAGTACAGTGATATAGATTGGCCTGCTCTAAAAGAGCAAGACCCAATCGAGTACATTACCAAGCGTGATGAGTATCGCGAGATACAAGAGAACGTGCGGGCTAATCAGCACAAGATGCAGGTGGAACAACATAAACTCGTATCCGAACAAAAGCAAGAACGAGATCACATGCTGCAAGAAGAGCATGGGAGGTTACTCGAAAAGATGCCAGAGTGGGGAGATCCCGCCGAGCAGAAACGATTAGCCAAAGATCTTAGAGATTACGCAATTAATCAGGGCTTTTTAGCGGATGAAATTAACAGCTTAGTTGACCATAGATCTTTAGTCGTTCTTTCAAAAGCATTGAAATATGATGCTTTGCAGAACGCAGACGTAAAATCTAAAAAGGTTAAAAAAGCTCCACGTGTTGTTCGATCAGGCAAGGGTACGGGCAAGAAAGAGGCTACCAAGTCAAAACAAGCTGCGAAAATGAAACGTCTACGAAGTAGTGGCCATGTCGATGATGCGGCTTCTATTTTGGAAGATATGTTTAATTCTTAATAAGGAGATAAATAAATGGCAATTGCTACAAATACGTCACTGACGTATAGTTCCGTAGCGATTCGCGAGGATTTATCTGACGTGATATATAATATCGCGCCCTTGGATACCCCCTTCATGTCAGGATGTGCGAAGACAAGTGTTGATAATACTTTCTTTGAATGGCAGACTGATACTATTACTGCTGGTGCAGCTAATAGAAAGATAGAAGGCGACGACAGCATTGCTGCCACCGCACGGGTACTTCCAACGCGACTTGGAAATTACGCGCAGATAAGTCAGTACGTGAATCAAACTTCAGGAACAGACGACGCTGTAAACTACGCCGGACACGGCAAACATCAGGCTTACCAGTTGGCTAAAAATGGCAAGCGCATGAAAAGAGACATGGAATCC